TCAGATGGCCCCTTGGAAATGTACACAGATGTCGAATCAAAAATAGTTCAATACAGACGAATTAAAAATTTCTTCATGGTAGGACTAATTATAGAAATACTTTGCTTCTTTATTGAAGCTAACGCATCGGTAAGAACTGATTCTATATTACTTTGGTCATTTACAGCTTTCATAGGTGCTATAGTATTGACGTTTTTACGTATGGTTTGGAAGTGCAGGTGGAAGATTGACCAGCTTTCACAGCTAAAAAGTTAAATGCCGGAACAAAAACTAAGATTACATAAGAATAGGCAAAAATTTATTTTCAGTTTGTCAATAATAAAAGCTCCTTTAGGGAGCTTTTATTATTTTTATACATATTAAACAAGTGTTGTTGTTTCGGGTATCAGCATAATGAACGGACAAAGCTTCACCTAAATATCAAATAAATACTTATCAACTATTACATCCAGCTTATTTTGCTCTTTGGATGTATTTTCTATTTTTTTATTAATATAAGCATACCTTTTTTGAATGACCTTAGTTGATACAAAGAAAGTTTCTGATAACCAAGCTAAATCATAAGGTCTTATTAATAGGTTCTTTTCAGGGACTAAAAATTGACCTGCAAATTCGTCTGCTTCCTCTTCTATATAGTCTAGAGATAGTTTACTTGTTCTTGAATACAATTTATAATGCTCCAGTACTATATGTCCTAGCTCATGGGCTAACGAAAAGTTAAGTCTCTTAAGCATATGTGGATTAGTCCTATTCTTATTTATAATAATAGCTGTCACATCATGTATTGGGTCATAGTTAGCCACAACATCTGCACTGCCTTGAATATCTATCTGTCTTACGATAATTTTATCTGAATAAAATTTCTTTAGAATATGAGGCATTTTAATAGGGAATTCTGCAATTTCAAATTGTTTATGAAGCTCTTGTGCTTTTACTGATATTATATCAAGACGATAATTACTTATCATTAATTTTTTCCTTTTCAGATTTTTCCCTAAGGAACTTTTCAATTAACAATGCAGAATACTCTTTTATTTTTAGCCTTTCTTGTTCAGGTAGATTTGTTGCTCTACACATTTGAATCAACATATCAGGATCTACTCGATATAAATCTTCAGCTGCATCAATAGCCTGGGGCCTGGTTAAGCCGGTACCATAATATCTGTCATTGGTTTTACCTAATAAAAAATCTATAGACACGTCAAAAAAGTTAGATATGGATAATAATATTTCATTACTAGGTTCTAAATCATTACGTTCATACTTTGAAATTGTCGAGTGCGTCAAATTCAAACTTTCAGCTAATTCCTTCTGAGTTAGTCTCTTTTCATTTCGAAGGTCTTTCAGTCTGCTTGAAAACATACATTTACCAACTCCTTACTTACAAATTGTATAATGCTCATTATTGTAAAAACGAGATTTCCAAAATGGACAATTTGGCATTGACATTATCCTTATTGGATAATATAATAAAATTATACCATATGGAAAATTTAAAGTAAATATATACAAATTGGAAAATTCGCTGGAGGGGGAAAATATGAAAGACAATACAAATGAAAGAAACTGGTTTTTATGTCCCAAATGCGGACAAAAAATTTGCCAACTTAGTAATGAAGCAAAATCATATGGATTATACTTCCGATGCAAGAAGTGCCACAACGAAGTTGAAATCAAGGTAAATGTAAATAGTGAGGGTATAATTGCATAAATTGATATGACACTGAATATGAGTCTGAGCCATAGAGCCTGAGCCGACTATAGTTATGCTATGCAGCATAATCTGTAGTCGGTTTTTAATTTTAGTGGAAGGGTGTGAGAAAACGCAGTACCAAAATAGGAATAGTTAAATTAAAGGGTGAGGATATTAGTGCTCAAAATGATTTTTTAATAAAGGAAAGGTGGGTTAATTATGGATTCTAACAAAATTAATTTAAGTATGATAATAAACAGAACGTCTGAGCAAACAGCTGAAAAAGTAATTATGGAGCTCAAAAAGAAAGGGTTGATGAAGAAAAACAATCAAACAGCCTTTCAGAAGACAGAACAGCTTCTTTATAATTATAAAAACTTTAAGAATGCAGTAGCATTAAAAGAAGAAGAAATCGAAATAATCAAGAAGCATGGATTAAGAGAAAAATCTAAATCTGTTGTAATCTTGACAGGCAGCAACGGAATAAATACTGATTCTGTTATGGAAAAGGTAGAGGATAAGATAAATTCAATCTCTGAATCAATAATGGTAACTAAGAAATTTATTAACATTATTGATAGTGCATTGATGGAAATAAAGAGTGATGGATATTACAAATTAATTGAGCTGAAGTATTTTGAAGGTAAAACCCATGAAGAAATCGCGTATATTTTCGACAAAGATGTTTCTACAATTACCAGAAATAAGAACAGGCTTGTTAACAAGTTGAAAATTATTCTATTTAGTGATGATGTAGTTCATGAGATATATAGTTAGAGCTAGCTTATGGATATAACTTAAACAAAGAAATTTGAACTGTTTATAGACAAAATCATGATTATATCATTGCACATTGCGTGCACAATTGATGCAATTGTATGCAATATATAAAGCTGAGATAATGTAATCAGAGAAATTGCGAGAAACGAATATAATCGAAAGAACATTTGAGCTTACCTAAGCTTGGGTGTTCTTTTCTTTTAGGGGTGAAGAGTATGAAATGTATAGGTTGCATATGGGGAACACGAATAAATGAAAATGTGATTTTCTGTTTAGCTCCAGGTGAAGCTTGTTGGAAAAATAATGATACGGAGACTAAAAGCAAAAGGACCAGTAAGATAACTAAAAAGAAATAAAGGAAATCTGACACTCTTTATAGTGTACTAATACGTCATTTTGGTATTGCTGATTCTAAAGAACAAGGAAGATTATCGGCAATGAATCAAACTAAATAAGTGTTTGGAAGGAGGAAATGCCAATGAAAATGCATAGCTACGGCGCTTATACCTGAGTAAGGATTTAATATAGGCGCTAAATGTTATTGACAACAAAATTTAGATATGGAGGTTGCCTTAATGTTAAATGAGATAAAGAATGGGCTAGTGACTAAACTTAATGAAGTATTCGGAAGTGCCATTACAGTTTATACAGAAGGAATAGAGCAGGATTTTTTAAAACCTTGCTTTTTTCTTTTGTTTTTAAACCCGAGGCAGAAACAGTTGGTTGGGAAGCGGTACTTCAGAAATCAACCTTTAGATATACGTTACTACCCAAGTACAGCAAACAAAAATGAAGAAATGTATGATGTTGCTGATAGGTTATATGATGTGCTTGAGTACATAAGCACAAGCAGTTCAACGCTTCGTGGAAGCAATATAAGCCATGAAATAATTGACGGTGTACTTCATGTACATGTTGAATTTAATATGTTTGTCATAAAGACAGCTGAACCTGAAGAGCTAATGGGAAATGTTCAGGTTGAGACGCATGCTTAAATAACATGCTACAAAGCCAAAGTTGAAGTTTATATAACTTCGGTTATATGACTATAAAACCAAATTTTAATCAAAAGAAAGGTGGAATGATGTGAATTGACAGTAAGAAAAGCAATCAAAGAAGAAGACTTTGAAAACAACAAATTCACAAAGGAACAACTCGTTCAAAGTAAGCGATACATTGATAGGACAGATTTGCTGAATGTATTGCTCCAAACTGATAGGTCATACAGCTTGGAAGAGGTCGATGGTTTAATTGATGATTTTATGAAAGGTAAGGTGAATTAAGTATGTCATTAGGCGGAGGAAATTTCGTTACACAAAACAAGGTATTACCGGGAAGCTATATCAATTTTGTAAGTGCTGCTAGAGCATCAGCAGCATTGAGCGAGAGGGGGGCTGCTGCAGTTCCCATTGAATTGGATTGGGGATTAGATGGTGCTGTATTTACCGTTGAAGCGGCAGACTTTCAAGGCAGCTCTTTAAAGTTATTTGGATATGACTATACAGATCCTAAGATGAAGAATCTCAGAGAGCTTTTTAGAAATGTAAAAACATTATACTGCTACAGATTAAATAGCGGAGTTAAGGCTGCAGCGGTTTCGGGCAATCTAACTATTACTGCTAAGAATTCAGGCATTCGCGGAAATGATATAAAGATTGTTATTGCCGCAAGCATTGACAACCCGGCTTTATTTGAAGTTTCAACTTTAATGGGTACAACAAAGGTAGAAACACAGCTGGCCGCATCCGCAGAACAGCTTATAGCAAATGATTTTGTTACTTTCAGCGGTACTGGAGCTTTGGCAGCTACGGCGGGAATAAGCTTAATCGGAGGAACAAACAAAGCCAGTGTTGACGGAGCTGATTATCAACTGTTCTTAGACAAAATTGAAGCATACAGCTTCAATACAATTGGCTGTCCAAGTATAACATCAAGTATTATTGATTTGTTTGTTCAGTTTACAAAAAGACTGCGTGATACAAACGGAATCAAGTTTCAAACTGTGGTTTACAGAACTGCTGCCGATTATGAAGGTGTTATTTCTGTTGAAAATACAGTGCTTGATGCAGGTGTCAATGCAGCATCATTGATTTACTGGGTAATCGGTGCAAGTGCTGCTTGTGTAGTAAACAAAAGCAATTCAAATACGATATATGATGGTGAATACACTGTTGATGCAAACTACACGCAAAGCCAGCTGGAGCAAGGAATAAAAGCAGGCAAATATATGTTCCACAAGGTCGGAAGCGAGATTCGTGTTCTTGATGATATTAACACACTTGTATCAGTTACACTTGAAAAGAATGAGGATTTCTGCAGCAACCAGGTTATAAGAGTTCTTGACCAATATGCAAATGACATCGCATTATTGTTTAACACTAAATATCTTGGAAAGGTTCAGAACAATGCTTCAGGAAGAACTGCTTTCTGGAACGAGCTTGTAACCTATAATAAGGAAATGGAAAGAATTCAGGCAATTGAAGATTTTAAAGCCAATGATATTGTGGTTGAGCAAGGTATTGATAAAAAATCAGTTGTTGTCAGCAATCCTGTTACACCACTCAATGCAATGACAAAGCTTTATATGACAGTAGTTGTCCAATAAGAAAGGGGATATGAGATATGCAAACAATGAACGCTAGAGATTCAGTAAGTGCCTCACTTGCAGAATGCTTCATAACAATTGAAGGCAACAGATATAACTTTATGCAGGCTATTAATCTGGAGGCATCAATAGAAAAAACTAAAACCGAGGTGCCTATTCTGGGCAGAACCGGTAAGGGCAATAAGTCAACGGGGTGGAAGGGTACAGGTTCAGCAACCTTCCACTACAATACATCAATTTTCAGAGAGATGCTGTATCAATACAAAGAGACGGGCAAGGATATTTACTTTGACATACAAGTTACAAATGAAGATCCAAGCTCCGCTGTAGGCAGACAAACAGTAATACTCAAAGGCTGCAATATGGATGGCGGAATATTAACCAAGTTTGATGCAGATGCAGAATATCTGGAAGAGGACATGGACTTCACATTTGAGGACTTTGAGATACCTGAGTCCTTCAGTATGCTCTCAGGAATGTTGGAATAAGAAAGGTGGAATTTGAACGATGAGTAATTTAAGTGCTTTTTTAGCTCAAAATGCAATCAAGGACGACAAGATAAGATATGCAGCCTCCAAAAGATTTCTGGGCCAGGATAAGAAACCCATGGAATGGGAGATAAAGAGTGTAACAAGTTCGGAAGATGAGGCAATACGAAAGGCATGTACAAAGAAAGTACCTGTCCCGGGAAAACGCGGTCAGTTTACCCAAGAAACAGATTACAATCAATACCTGGGAAAACTTGCAGCAGCTTGTACGATTTTTCCTAACTTAAGTGATGTGGAATTGCAGAACAGCTATGGCGTAATGGGAGCCGACGCACTATTGAAAACAATGCTAAAGCCCGGAGAATACGCTGATTACCTAGCAAAGGTACAAGAGGTAAATGGCTTTGATATCTCTATGGAAGAATTGGTGGATGAAGCAAAAAACTAATAAATGAAGGCGATTCTGATGCAAATATAGCATATTATTGTCTTCATAAACTTCATATGCTGCCTTCTCAATATTTAAGCCTTGATAGGAATGAAAAGGCATTTGTAATTGCTTCAATTCAAATAAAAACCGAGAATGAAAAGAAACAAGCTGATAAAATGAAGAGAAAAGGCAAAAGGTAAGTGCGCTATGTGCTTACCTTTTAATCTGCCTAGAAAAGGTTGGTGATAAAGTGTCAACAATTAGTAATGCGTTACAGTTGAACAGCAATTTTGTAGCAAAACTCAGCAGCAACATCTCTGCACATTTTATGAAGATTGACAATTCTGTAAAAACTGTTATTAAAGAATATCAAGAACTTCATAATGTTACTATAAATGCAATTGATATAGATGGCTTAAAGATTGCAACCAGTCAGCTAAGTAAGTCTGCCGGGGCATTTGATGAGATAGAAAACAGTATTAAGGGAGCA